GCGTAGAAACTATGATAACTTTAGTGCTCTTACCTGAGGTAATAGTAGGATAAACTGAACTGAAGAATGAGTCAGCAATATGGTTAGGAACAAACGCAAATTCATCCAAGAATAGGATGTTGAATGACATACCCCTAACAGCAGATGCTGATGTAGAAGCAGCAAGAATCTTAGAACCATTCTCTAGTTCCAGACTTCCCCTGTTCCATGCTATGATACCCTGTTGCATCCACTTAGGTAAATTCTCATAAGCAGTTTGCAATCTACCTAGCAGTTCTCTAGCAGTGGCTGCTTTGTTAGCTAGTATACCTACATTGACACTATCATTAAAAACAACATAGTGTAAAAGATAAGCGACACAAGTTGTAGACTTACCTGTCTGTCTAGGCATCTTACAGATATTGAATCTGTTCTCATGGAAGTTCTTGATTAACTTCTTCTGGAAATGATAAGGTTTAAATGGTGTCAGACCCTCATCAAGACTTACAATCTTGACATACTTCTCTGCAAAATAAATGGGATCATTTCTACATGCATAAAATTCAAGTATTTGCTCTTGAGTAAACTCTTGAGCAACATTTGCTTTCTTCAGATTGGGATTACCCAAATAGATGTTGTCTGACATGATAAACCTCCTACATCATTTCATATTTGCCAAATTTTTTGTCATGTTCTATAGTTTTCCTTTGCAGTTCTAGTATTTTTTCTAAATTTTGTACTTTCTTTACTAATTCTTTAGTACGTTGATCCTCCGATTTGGAGGAGTGGTTCTCCTGATTCATGTTTTGAAACTTGGTAATTCCAGAGTTTTGCGCCAGGATACACTTTTCTCATTTGATCCTGAACTTCTCCGCGTGATGGTTTTTTGATTGAAGGGAAAAACATTTTTATCATGTAGTTACTTCCTCTCCAAGCCAAATAAACGTCAATTACATTTCCTACTCCAGCTCTTAATTTGGTAGCTTCATGAAAGGAAATCATTATGATGTTACATCATTTACTTTAATATTTATATTTCTTTATACTTGTAGTGCTGTAAAGATTACTTTAAAGGTAGTGGAACTAGATGAAGAAGGGTATCCTAATAACCTTAATGCTCCACTATTAATATCAGTAGAGAAGGTTGCTATACCTGTTGGTTGATTGAGAGTTCCAAATTCATTCATGTATGTATTAGTGCCATCATGAATAACATTAATAGTTGTCATATTATAATTAGACCCCTGAACTGCTTGTATCTGATAACTAGCAGACCTATAAGTAGAAGCACTAATGGACATCACAGTTGCTTGTCCTGTAGCAGAAGTAGTTAATATGCCTGATTGAATATCACCAGCAATCAATTCTAGATTAGTAGCAGATACTGGTTCAAAGGTAAACTCTTCTTCTGTTGCATTGTATCTTAAGAATCTACCATCTCCTAGATTAGAATCATCTACATCATCCAACCCAGTAAGAGTGCTACTTCCCAATGAAGTGCTTGCTATACCAACCCACTTAGATGTAGCAGACTGATATATTAATAAGTCATTATTGGTGGCATCAAATGTGACATCATCAAGATCTTTGATGAATCCTGCACCACCTCCACCAATGGTATATAACTGTTGCTCTACCCTATTGACAAAGAGTCTGTAGTTTGCTGCTAAGTCTTGTAATGTAGCAAACTTTTGATCTGTAGGAGTAAGAGGATCATCTCCTTGCTTCTCAGCAGGATCAGGAGCTATGGGACGATTATTAACTATCTCCTCTTTTAATACTTCTTGCTTACCTTTTATACTCTCAACAATTTTATAAAGTTCAGCAATATTGACAGTGTGAGTTTCTGCTTTATCACTTAACTTCTTAATATCCTTATCATAGTATTTTACTTCTGGAAGATTATCAACTTCTTCCTTCAATCCATTAAAGTAATTCTTGATTTCTTTATTAGAATCACGATACTTACTATTAGACTCATCTATCTTTTTACCAATATTCTGTTTTGCTTCATTCAGTTTACTTAATATACTCTTCTTTAATTTTCTATCATCATCCTTAAACTGGTTCCTATGCTCATATATTTTAAGAGCAGTCTCCTTCAACTCCTCATATATCTTATCCTTAGTTTTCTGTAGATACTCCTTTACTTCTTTAATCTCAACCTTCTTTTCAAAATCCTTAAGTTCTAGATTCTCTGAAAGATTATCTATGTCTTGATTAAATGTATCTTTAAGTGTGTGTAAGTTATCATTGACCTTTTCAAAGTCATCATCTATGACACTAAAAGTCTTCCCAATCCAAGAGAAATCAGGAACTTCATTTACCTCATTAACCCACTTAGGGAACTTAGGTATGTCTGCTCTAACACCTTCTATATTTTCTTTAAGTGATTCTATATCATCTTCATAATATCTTACTTCTGGAACTTCTGGAATACTTTCCTTTACTTGCTCAATATGTTTTAGGAGTTCTTGTAGTTCATCATCATATGACTTTATCTCAGGTATCTCAGGAATACTCTCTTTAAGATCATTGACTAGACGTAATAACTCAGGCCAAGGTGGAACTATATCCTTTACTTCAGCAAATACTTCTCCATTAGCATCTTCTATAGTTTGTACTTCCTCTTCTACTTCAATATAACCTTCTACTGATGGTAAATCTTTTTCTTCTACAAGATCACCAACTGACGGAAGTTCTTCCAAACTCTCTGTAAAGTCGTCAATCGATGGCAAATTTTTATAGTCGTCAGACATGTTATGAGTATTCTAGTACTTTGGGATTTCTCTCCCTATGTTTTATTTATTATCTTCAATATTAACAGACTTCAACATCTTAGCCAACTCTGCTGTAGAACCAACAAAAAGTGAGTTGTTAACTGTATTGGGTCCCTTAGATGCTTTCTCTTCTTCTACATCTTTCAACTTCTTCTGTAAGTCCATTAACTTATCAGTAGCATCAGATACACTCTTGATTAATTGACCTGCAACTTCATATGCTCTAGGCATCTCACTGTCTTGTGCTAGTTCTAGAATACCATTAATTGCTTCCTGACCCTTCTCTATAATACTATAAAGGTTGCCACGAGTATACTCATAGTCTTTTTCTATATCAGTTCTTTCATGTCTTTCAGGTTTAGTTATTCCTACTTCAGTTGATTCAATAGGAACTATATCACTAGAAACATTAAAAGCATCATCTAGTTCTTCAAATTTTTTAGTCATTAGAGAGTTCCATCAAATCCAAAGTCATCACCAAATTCTATAGCATTATTGTCAGCAGTTGTAATAACTTTGACTTCTGCACCTAGAACATGGTCAGCAGCAGTAGTATTGTCTTGTGCTCTTCTAACAGTCAATGCTGTTCCAGAGATAGACTCTACATACATTTCTTCTTGATCTATGTATATGTAATTAGTTGCTTCTATACCACTAGCACTATTAACATTGATGATTGCTATACTATCATCTATGTTTTCTTTCAAGTTAGTAGTGACTGTATCACCATATGCTTTGGTTGCTCTAGGAACAACTGCATAAGTAACTTCCCTAGTAGGAGTAGTTGTCTTACCACCAGCAACATATCCAACAGATGCCTTCTTGATGATATCCTTGGATACATCTGTGTTGACTGGACCAAAGAAGTATGTCTTAGCAGTAAATCTCATAGTATAAATCAATGCCCTTCTAGTGGAGAAGTCACTTTCATAATCATCACTAGTGGTTATTGAATTTAATACAATAGGTATATCTCTCTTCTCTCCAATAGTATCAACTAGATCTACTGATACAGTATATGCAGGTTGAAAGTATGGGAGGATTTGCTCCACTATCTGAAGCATGTCATCATTCAACTTAGTAAAAATACTAAGTTCAAAATCAAGATTATATGGTACAGGAAGATATGTCTTTGCTATTGTACTCTTATCACCCTTTACACCTTTTAAAAATGTCTGTGTGGTTGTTGATTTTCTAGAAGGATCATAATTAAGTCCATTCAATTCAAATGACATTCTAGGTAATGTAATCTGAACTGGTTTGTTTAAATCAGGTACTTGTTCCAGTCTTGCTAAAAACTTCTGAGTAGGACCATATGCTAAGGGAACCTTTGTAGTACTTACAACAGAACCATCACTATTGTCGTGCTGTATATTGACGTTATTAAAGATAGAACCAAAGGAAATAATGGTCCTCCTCATTATTTCGTGATAGAAATATTCAAACATTTTT